AATTGCACCAGCCACAGTACTTTCTACCCATATCATTACTTTAGTACTACCAGATGATTGTGCTACTTCATAATGGTGTATACCATCGGGATCAGCATAGGTATCTATTACATATTTTTGAAGATCCCTTTCCTTCATAGGCCAATCATAATAACGATTATATATTTTATTCATCATTAAAATTACCCAATAAAATTCAACATCACCATATAATAAATTAGATACTAATTCTGGGGATAAACCTTGGGGTACAGTATAGACGGAGAACAAAGCATTTCTTTCTCTAACCTCGTCTTTAATTTTAATACGGGTTAGAATGTCTTGTACTTTGGTGTAAGTACCTGATCCAGTAGGATCATAAAAAGTAGTTGGAAAATTATTAGAAAAATACATTTAACCTGAACCACCATCTGGTATAAAACTAGCACCTCCGCTTGCTTTAGATTTAATTGCTCCCATGGAAGAACCGTCTCCCGCAACAGAAGCAGAACCTGCCCCCGCCGTACGAATTCTATTCCGAGAACTATCGACGTTTGAAAAATCATCAACAGCTGTTGCAGTTGCCTTAGCGTCAGCTTCTGCTACTTTAGCTTCATGGTAAGAACCAAAATCATCAACCATGCCCCCTGCTCCCATCTCTCTTCCCATCCATTCACCAGATTCATTACTTTGGAGAGTATTTTTTGTTTGAAGGACTAATTCTATAAATTGTAAAGAAATATCAGTTTGTACTGGAGCGTGACCTGTTGCAAATGTTTGAAATCTATCACCACCATATTTAATTCCAATATTCGTGAGAGCACATTTATTTATTTTTGGAAGAGAGTGATTTTCTCCGTCTTTATGATAAAATTTTATTTCAAACACTTTGGGCAAAGAATAGATCCTATATAGAGCACCAGAGAGTTCTTGTGGTGCAGCTGCAAATTTAAAATAGTTTACTATTGATTCAATAGTTAGTTGTTCTGCTTCCGTTAATGGTTTTAAAGAAAAGTTAAAACTGAAACTTCTAAATTGAGGACCAGTATATGATACAGAGGTTTCTTCAAAACCTGCGATGCCGGTGGATTGCACTACTGCGTTACCTAGGGTACCTACGGCCATAGCTACTCCAAGAGGTGAAGCGCCTGTGAGAGTTCCCATCGCCATATTTTCCATTGCTTCCATTGAGAGATTACCTTTATCCCAACCTTCTGCTACGGATGCAAATCCGTCCACACCTGCCGCTGCTTCTTTTACATTAACACTTATTTTTTTCTTTATAGTGTCGATTAATCCTGTACTGCTAGTAACACCTGCACCCAATCCTTTTACAGCACCACCCAGGGCCATCTTGGCCATACTAACCGTTTCGTTACCCCAACCATTAGCATATTGGTCTTGTACCCCTTCAACAGGAATAGGTAGAAAGACGGGGACTCCGCTTATATCATAAGACCTATCTGATTTGCCAGATCCTAGTCCACCAGTTAGAGTATAGGATTGAAACCCCATAAAATTTGAAGATTGGGCATTACTACCTAAGTCAGTTGGAAAAATTAAACTCATATCATTATCCTTTATTCGTATAAGTATTTATATGGTTAAGAAAAAATATAGTAACAAGAAACCCTATAAAGGTTATTTTAAACCCGAGCGTCCGGAGAAATATAAAGGTAATCCACGGAATATTATCTATCGTTCCATGTGGGAACGACATTGTATGGTTTATTTTGACCGTAATGATAACGTATTAGAATGGGCCAGTGAAGAAATTATCATACCCTATGTGTCTCCTTTTGATGGGAAGATACACAGATATTACCCAGATTTTTTCTTAAAAATAAAGAAGGGACAAATGACCGAGATGTGGATCGTAGAGGTGAAACCATTGAAACAGACACAACCCCCTAAGATCCCTAAACGAAAGACCAAATCTTATCTTTATGAGATTAGAGAGTGGGGTAGAAACAGCGCCAAGTGGGAAGCAGCTAAAGATTATTGTGAGAAACGAGGATGGGTATTTGATGTATGGACGGAGAAAACTTTAAAAATGTAGATAAATAGTTGTGTATGAGCTTATTTCAAGAAATAAAACAGTCCGCAGAGGGTAGAGAATTATCCTTGCGGTGGTATAGGAACAAAATACGCTCATTAGGAGGCGAAAGGAAACCAGTAACAGAATACATACGAGAGGGAGATGGCGGCGCTCGTCCTATTTTTGGTATGATGAATATGTTTCGTTATCAACCGAAGACGGCAAAGAAATTAAAATATTATGATGTCTATCCTTTGGTGTTGGCTTTCAAACGTCATCGCAATGGATTCACAGGCCTTAATTTTCATTACTTATCTATACCAATGAGAGTTAAAGTATTAGAACGCTTAGATATCTTTGGAGATGAATCATCACAGAAAATAGATGCTAAATGGAGCGAGATGAGAGCCATCAAAACTATTGCTCCTTTAGTAAGACGTTATGATGCTAAGCACGTTAGGTCTTTATTTTTACAGATTCCTTTAGATGATATGTATGTAGCAACTTTATTACCTGTACAGAGATTCTATAAAGGCGAATATAAATTCCGAAAACCGGTGTCGGACAGAACAGTATGGCAAGATAGTAGGAGAATGGTATATGGCTAGTTTATCACAATTTACATCGACAATTGCTTCCAGCGATGTGGCCAGACAGAATAGATTTGAAGCTCAAATTATGAGTCCTATTGGTGGTATGGATTATGCGACTTCAATGTTAGTTGAATCGGTGGAGTTTCCTGGACAAACAATTAGAAGTACCCCTGATTTATTACGTTTTGGCCCACAAAGAGAAGTTGGTCAGGCAGTAATGTACGGTGATAATGTAAGTATGTCTTTCATTTGCCGACCGGGATTACCCGAAAAACAATTTTTTGAAAGGTGGCATGAAAAAATATTTAATAGAGACACCTGGGAAATAAATTATTATGGGTCTTACATTGGTGATATTACGTTACACCAACTTGATAAAAATGATGGTAAACGATATACGGTTAATATATTTGAAGCGTATCCGAAAACCATTGTTGCTCAGACATACAGTCAATCAAGTAATGATTCCTATCAAACTTTATCAGTACAATTTGCTTTTCGATACTGGACTTCCTCTGCATCTGGTGGAGGGGGAACAGGAGCAGGCGGTCCTGTTTTGGGTGCTGGTGGAGGATTCAACTTAGGCAACTTACTAGGCGGAGCGATAGGTGCTTATGTAAGTGGAGGAAGCAGTAATCTAAGAGATTTTGCTAAAGGTCAAGCTTTATCTGCTGTTAAAGGTATAACTGGTATAGGCGTAGCAGGTTTTACTAAGGGTGCTGTAAAGAGTGCTTTACTTGGCAAAGCTACGGGTGCTCTGATGTCTGGGAATTTATCAAGCCTTACAGGTGCTACAATTCAAACAGCGGCTAAGGGGGCATCTGGTGGAGGATGGGTTAACCCAGACAAAGTAACTAATATGAGTCCCAATATCAAAGGACTTAATAAATTACCAGACACCAGTAGTTCTACATACAAGACGCCTTACCATTATAGCGCCATGATAAAAAACTAACTGAAATTTTAATTATACTATGGAGATGAACTATGAGTTTACCAACAATTAATGTGCCTCAGTACGAAGTGGCACTTCCTTCTACTAAGGAGAATATAACGTATAGACCATTTTTGGTCCGAGAGGAGAAAATCCTTTTGTTAGCACTAGAAGACGGAGGAGATAAAGCTTTGGCAATGGCGTTGAAACAAATTGTAAACAATTGCACTTTTGAAAAATTGCCTGTTAATGACTTGCCACTATTTGATTTAGAATTTATGTTTTTGCGTATTCGTTCTAAGTCAGTTGGTGAAGTAGCAGAGTTGAAGTTACTCTGTGAAGATGACGGAGAAACTTATGCTGATGTATCAATACCTTTGGATGAAATTAACATTGAATTTCCCGAAGGACATGATCCGGTTGTTAAATTAAATGATGAGGTAACTCTAATGATGAGTTATCCTACATTTGAGATGTTAGGGACAGATATGCAAACTATGGATGTCGAGAAGACTTTTGACCTGATTGGTTCTTGTATTAAACAAGTAGTGGAGGGTGAAACTATCCATGAAAAGTCTGATTGGAATAAAAAGGAATTAGGGTCCTTTTTGGATAGTTTAACTTCTAAGCAATTTGCTGATGTGCAAAAGTTTTTTGAAACTATGCCGAAGTTAAGTTATGAAGTTGAGTTTGTAAATCCTAAGACGAAAGAAAAAAATAAGATGACATTGGAGGGACTCCAGAGTTTTTTCGTGTAGCTCTTTCTCATACATCATTGGAGAATCATATTAAGACTAATTTTTCTTTAATGCAACATCACAAGTATAGTTATACCGACTTGGAGA